AATATTACAACCTAGAATGTTTCACGATCAAATGCCACCTTTAGCTTTTCCTTTTGGATATATGATTATAAGTTCTACATTTATGTTTTATGATGATGAGGAGCAAGATGGCAACGAGAAGTCCTAGTAACAGAGGTTTAAATGTACCTCCTGCTGCAAGAAATTATCAAGATAACACACAAGCTGTGCGTAGAATGCCTGGTGTTGCTTATGGTGAACAACAAGCATTAACAGAACAACAGAAAGCTGCACCATTACCAAAAGATACTTTGCCACAAGCACAACCTAGAGCTGCAAGACCTATGCCACAAGTAGATGTTTTTGCAGAAACACAAAGACCTAATGAGCCTGTTACATCAGGATTACCTTTTGG